GCCATGTGTGCTGGCATATTACCAACGTCAACATAAAAAATCCTACGTTCCGGAGCACGTTGTATACGATAGATAATGATAGCATCTTCAAGCAATTCTTTTTGCTTGTATACTTTAAAAACACTTTCTAACAGTGAATTACCAAACGGATAGTTATTGTCTAAGCCTTCTGATAATGAAACATGCACAACATTTTTAGCATCTATAGCTATTTCGTTTGTTTGATTGTGAAATCTAGTTCCTGGTGGTTGCGCTGCTGCTCCTACCATACCTCGACCAAATCCACCTCCCGTGGTATAACTGCCAGTGCCACTAGGTGCTGTGTTTGTTGTACCGTGCGGAGTTACAGCTATCATCTCTTTAAAGTTAAAATTAACGTCTTTTATCACATATTGTTCAGGGGTTTTACCTTCACTTTCGTTGACAATAATTTTTGTAACTTTAGCTGCGTCGACAAACAATAATTTTTTATTCTGTGGATCTCTAACAAAGAAACAATCTCCGTACTTAAATGCATTACGCACTATGCGGAAAATTCTAGTTTCAAATTGTTGTTGTTTGCACCACTTCTGCAATGCATCTTTGATTAATTTTACTTCTGTAGCAGTAGGCGTGCCTCTGTAAAATGTATTAAATGGTGTTGCATTCTCTTTATCTTTCTGTGTACAAAACTCTGCAAGGATATCTAAGGCAGCATTAACTTCACTGTCCATATCCATGGTATCGTACTGCATGTATTTCTCAACACGATTTGGACTACCAGCATAAACGTCTGGTAAAAAAGATGAATAATTCGCCCGTGCTGGACCTGGCCGGCCGCGACTACTGCCGCCTGCATTACTGCTGGAAGATCCATTGTTAACTTCTACCGGTGTAAAGTATTTTTTCCAACTCATGCTTTATATAAATTCCCGTTTAGACTTTTAGCAGCTTCATAGGTAGCATAGGTATTAGAAGTAGTGGTAGCTGCGTGTTTTAGTAATTGTGCCATCTTAGTATTTAACTCCGCTAACAGGGTTTCTGCAGATTCTGGTTTTTTGTTTTTCTCTTCTTTGGTTTTGGATTCTGCATCTGCTTTGGTCTTAGCATCTGCATCTGCTTTGGTCTTGGCGTCTGCCTCTGCTTTGGCTTTGACTTCTGCATCTGCTTTAGCTTTGGCTGCTTTTTCTTTAGCTATTACATCCAACGATGCTCCGGCGGCTAATAGATCCTCGGAAGCCTTACCTACTGGTTTAATATTCGCTACTGCCGCTTTGGCTTCCTCTTTGGTTTTAGGAGGCAGTATATCGCTTTGTTGGGCTTGTAATTCTGCACCTAGTAGTTTTGTAGTATCGGTATAGTCTTTGGGAATTTTGGATTCTGCTGCTTTCTTTTTAGCATCTTCTTCTTCTTTTTGTAAGCCGCCCATTTTACCTAGATGAAGTTTTTGCTGTTGAAATTTAGCAGAGTCTTGTTTGACTCCTTCTTTTGCTGCTTTAAGTTTTTGATCCTTTTCTGCTAGTACAGCTTCTAATCTCGCATCTCTAGCTGTTGCGCGGAGAGCTCTTTCTTCATCTCGTTTTTTCTTTTCTTCATCAGATATACCACCTGCCCACTCGGGTATTAGATCTAATATCGTATCAACCAAACCCATAAATTTGTCAGTGAGTAATTCCATTAACGATCGAAATCCTTCTGCACTAAGATACGCTCGTATAGTGCTGATTGATACTTTTACAGCATCACCTACAGCCGAAAATACTTTTGTTAAAAATTCTGATTTGTTTACTACTTCTTTAAACCAATGAACAACAAATGTAACAGCATCAATAAGCATTCCAAAATACGCTCCTAAAAATTCGGCTACGCCTCCGATCGTTTCACCTAAAAATAAGAAATAATCAGTTAGCACAGTAGTGGCATCACTGCCAACACCGAAAGCATCAAACAGTCGTTGGAACGGATCAAACAAACTCATAACTGCTGTCCATATTCCTTCAAAGGCTGTGATAGCTCCCCTAACAATAGAAGACAGCACTGGAAATACAGCATTCATTATACCATCGATAGTTTCAATGGTTCCTGCTAGTCCGCCACCGCCGAGCTTGCTACTAATTAAGTCAATCACTGGTGCTAGCAATATTGTAAATCCAGTCCATACTTTTTGTAGAACTGCTGCTATGATATTAAATGCAGGAACTACCCATGTCATTACAAAATTAGCCAATGTGGAAAACGCACTCATCAATAGATCTAATAGTCCGCTATTTGCCAATGCCATTTGGAAACCGTTGCTGAATTCCGCTAGTTTTTCTTTAGACTTATTCAAGGCTTCCGCCATCTTGTCTGTGTTTTTAGTAGTTGAATCTTGCTGGTCTTCTCCGATTTTGATAGCATCTTCCTGCACTCTACCAAATGCTGCCGCGCTGGCTGCTACACCATGTAAAGATTCATTAGCTGCTGCTGCGGTTTTAATTCTTTTTAAACTTGCTGGACCTTCAACCCTACCGATGTTCATAGTCTGATTCATCTGCTGTTTACTGATAGCCACATTGCTTTGTGTTTGTCTATGTAGATCTGTAAATTGTTTGCCTAATTGAGGAAATTGAGCCAGCAATGCTCGACTGCTTTCATTAGTGGCTGTACCGTTAGCAATCATGTCCTTGGCGAAATTTTGCATTTCTTTAGTAGGCATTGCTTGTATAAGAGTTGATGCTGATGCTTCAACTTCTGGGCCAAGTCCTGCCATAGCAGCTCGGAATTGACCGTCTGCCATTAATTCTTCACGTTCTTTTTCTTTGGCTGCTCTAGACTGGCCTGTAACTTTGGCCAACAGGTCCATTTCTTTAAGATAGCTTTTTGCACCAGCAGCTAATTCTGCGTTAGACTGTGTGCCAGCACGACCCTGTATGCGCATGAGCTTACCGTAATTGGCCAAGCCTTCATTTATTTCTTTTGTGCCAAATCCTAGTGCATATAGATCACTGCCTGTGCTTCTTATGGCTTTTGATACGTTGACAAAGTTTGCAGCTCCTGATTCGACAGTAGCTCCAAATCCCATCATGCCTTCACCATTGGCAGCTATCAAAGCACCAAATTGATCTAATGTCATACCAGCTTTGCTGGCAGAAGCGGCGAAGGCATTAACACTACCGCCAAACTGTGCTCCTGCGCTGGCTGCTGTGGTATATGATTTTAATACGCTTTCAGATGCGGCAGCGACCGCACCCAATACGCCCGATAATAAGCCCCCAACTATAGGTATATGTTTTAATGCTCCGGCCGCCTTAGTTAAACTATCTCCAACATCAGCAAGATCGCTGATTAATTCTGTAGCTTTATTTGCAAGCGCTCCGAACCCAGCTCCTACTATTTTTGCACCTGCCGTTACAGCTTTAAGAGGGGCAAACATTAATCCTAGCCCAGCAGCTAATCCCTTGGCCGCTCCGCCAACGGTTTTACTTGCTCCGCCAAATAATTGAGAAGCTACACCTTTTCCGGCGCCACCGCCACCACCGCCACCACCACCGCCACCGCCACCACCGCCACCACCTCCACCGCCTCCGCCACCACCACCTCCGCCGTCGGTGTTCTTTTGAACACCTTGCATAGCTTTTAGGATTTCTCGTAAGGTAGATTCAGTCGCGGCATTTTTGGCTTCTACGTTGCCAACTCCTGGGATGTCAATGAATACTCCGGCCATCAGTTATTTTTCCTGGGTAAAATGCGCACATAAATACAAGACGCTAATTGTATTTATTGGAGATTAAAATGTCAGATCAGCAAAAAAAACCTAACCCGCTTAGTCAATGGTATAGACAACCTAAAATTTGGATTCAATTTCCGTCAAAAGGTGAATTCTATCCCCCGGGCGCTTTAGATAAAAGTGAAAATGATCAGTATCCAGTATATGCGATGACTGCCAAAGACGAGATGCTGTTTAAGACTCCCGATGCATTGCTTACTGGTCAAAGCACCGTGGAAGTTATTAAAAGCTGTATTCCTGCAATTTTAGATCCATGGAAGATGCCTAGTCTTGATGTAGATGTTGCGTTAATAGCAATCCGTGTAGCTACCTACGGTGATAATATGGAAATTAGTTCTAATTGCCCTAGTTGTCAAGCTGAAAACAATTATGAAGTTAACCTCAGTAATTGGTTAGGAAATATTGGAACATTCGATTATGATCCAGTGATCGATGTCAATCCACTAACTGTACATATTCGTCCATATACGTATCAAGAATTAACTAAAACTAGTTTGAAAACTATGGAACAACAACGTATATTTCAAATTATCAATGATGATACGATCAGCGACGAATCCAAGTTAGAAAAATTTGGTGTCAGTTTTGTTAAACTTACTGAGCTAACTGTAGATGTTATTGCTAGTTGTATCTCTAAAATTGAAACTCCAGATGGCGAAACTACAGATCCAGAACAAATCAAAGAGTTTATTAACAATACCAGCAAAGACATATTTGACAAGATCTCTGAAAGGATCAACGGAATCAAAAAAGAAATCGAATTCAAACCATTGGATGCTAAGTGTACATCGTGTGGTGAAGAATTCTCAATGCCTATAACTATCGACCAATCAAATTTTTTCGCAGTAAGATCTTAAAAATGTCTTTGCCGGAGATCTTACAGGAATCAGAGCAGCTCGATAAAGAGGCAAAGATAATAAAGAAAGAAGTCTTAAAGATGTGTTGGTATATGAGAGGACTTTCTTACAGTGAAGGCATGAATCTAAGTCATGACGAACGAGAAATCGTTGCAGAAATTATCAAAGAAAATTTAGAAACTACTCAAAAAACCGGACTGCCTTTCTTTTAAAGTTTCTTATAGACTTTATTGAGCACATCTTCCTGACCATACGCAAGTGGTTGTTTTTCCAACACATTAAATAACGCAGATTTTAATTGCTTGAGGTCAATACCTGCAAGTGTATCTGGAGTTATTTCATTGGGATCTTTTTCAGGATTGAAAAATGTCTTAACTTTTTTCACACCCTTGTCCCACATATCTCCAAACTCACCTTCATTAACAGGTTGATCTTTGATTATATCGTGTAGTCTCATATTATTTTTTGAAGATACTGATAGCGCCAGATTGTAATCCTTCTGCTACTAATCTAGCTTTATGAATTTTCATCTTTGCTTGGAAAGTTTCTGCAAGTCTATTACCAGTTCTAATAATACTATCCGATGTTGGACCCATTCTGGCTTCACGGTCAGCATCAATTTCTGCTTGACTGGGCGCTGCCTTCTTAGGAACGCGACTTGCTCCACGAGTTCTTTTGCCAGTCCCTGGAACTTCCATAGGAGCAGTTGCAGCCGGTGCTGCTGCCGGTGCCGCCGCTGCCGCTTTATCTTCGGCATCCCAGGCAGCTTGTTTAGCATCTATCGCTTTACCTTGTGGACTAGCTGCAAAGTCTGCTGCGGATTTAACTTGGGCTTGCCCTGCTGCACTAATTGGTTTGCCAGTGTTAGGATCAAAATTGCCAGACGGTGCAGCGTTTGGATTGCCCGGTTTGGCAGTATTTGTTTTACTTACTGGGGCATTTGCCATAGTGTTTGGTTGTGCTGCGCCACCTAATTGTTTTGCCATTGCACCCATTGCTCCAGCACCTCCAGGAGCTGCTCCTGCTGCCGGTTCAGGTGCTGCTACAGACTTCTGTAATAGTTGTAAAATTCTTTGCTTGCCTTTCTTATCTAACTTGTCAATGTTTGCTTTGACTTGAGCATACATTGTTTGTCCAGCTTTTTCAGTGCTAGCTCCTGCTAATCCTTGGGCTGTTTTTTGTAAAGCCTGTGCTGCTACTCCGGTTTGTGCTTTAGCTGGAGCAGTTCCTTTAGGACCTTGTTGATTAATCTGTTGTGTTGTTGGGGGTGTTGCTCCGCCAGTAGGCGGAACTGCGGGTGCTGCTCCGCCACCACCCGATGGCGCTGCTGCTGGTGCCGCTGGTGCCGCTGCTGGCGCTGCTGCTGGATCTTCATCCCCTACATCAACATTAGTCCCTGTGCCAACATTACCAATGTAATCAGTAGCAGCTTGTTTGCCTGCACCAAATGCTTTCTTGATACCGCCATAAGCGCCTGCGACAGCTCCGACCCCTTTTGCAATGCCTCCAGCAACCTTACCAGCAACCTTGCCTACACCTTTAGCTACGCTGCCAATGGCATCTAGTGGGCCTTCTTCTAATTCACGTTGCTCTTGTTCAGTTAAGATTTGATTGATTCTCATGTTATACGGTTCCTAGTTGTTTTTGTAAGTATGCACTAATTCTTTTTTTGCTCTTGCTGTCTAGTTTACTGACATCTGCTTTGATTTGAGCATACAAAGATTCTGGTTTTGCTGCGCCGCCTCCGGCTTTGCGTTTTTCTAATTCAGCTTTGGCTATCTGCACATGTGGATTATCCGGATCAACGGATTTGCTGAGAAATTTTTCCAACTGTTGGTCTGACATCTTGGCAACAGTTAATTTGGTCTGTTCGGGATCACCTTTGCCATAATAGCCTTTATCGCCTGGCCCAGGCGCTGCGCCTGGCGCGGCCGGTGGGGGTGGCAGTTTTAATTCTGCATATACTGTGTCTACTACATCTTTGGCAATACCCTGAGTAGATAAAAATTTTGCCAACTCTTCGGTATCAGTGGGACTACCTGCTTTTTGCCAAGCTGAATTTAATTTGTCAGCGGTAATTTTGGTTGTGAGATTAGTACCTGTGGTACGAAGTTTGTCCATGCCTTTGGCTGCAAGATTTTTTACAAAATCCATCGGACCTTCTTTTAATAATCCCTCTGATATCAACAAATCGTTTCTAGCACATATGCGATTCAATATCATGTAGACCTGCCCTTCGCTGAGTGGTCTTTGTTGTACGTAATAGCTTTCTTTAGGAGCTCCGCCTTCTGGAACAATGGGCTTGCCGTCAACTTTGACGTCGCCAGCAGCCATTTTTCCTGCTATCGATCCTTGAGCAGCAGCAGTGATAATTTTATTAGCAGCTTCGATACCTTTTAGGAACAGATCATTTTCTTGGGCGATGCTTTTGGCAATAAGATTACTAATTTCCATGCCAGCCAAATAATCTTTACGGCTGAAGTTTCTAGAAAAGTCGAGAATTTGATTGAATGCATCTACATCTCCGCCCCTAGCAGCATTAATAGTGGCCTGCATAGTACCAGCAAGATCTTCTGGTACAAACACTGAATATACTCGTTGTTTCATCTGTTGGCCAAAACCTGTCAGTGTTCTTGACACTCCTACATCTAGTTGAACTAATCCGGGCACCTTATCAAACGGCACAACTTCAGCTCTTAGGCCCCCTAGCCAATCACCGATACCATCTAGCATATATCCTGCTATAGCACCATATGCTGCTGTTTTAACACCTTTGCCTACAGCAGTGGATAATTTTTCGCCTTTGATTAATTCAGCAGCGCCACGTAGTACTTGACCAGCAATAGCACCGCCAAGTGGTCCGCCTGCCAATGACGCCAATGCAGTTAACACTCCAATGACCGCGGCACTTTTGCCTGGATTCTCTTTCATCCACGATCCAAGACCTGTTAGCTGCTTGTCTAGATCCGGAAATTTTGCTCCAACCTTGGCCTTGAGTTGTTCAAATTTTTGATCCGCCATCTTAACAGGTGTGGTATCTTGCAGCCACTTACCTACATTATTGACGATCTCGTCAGCTTTCTTAGCAACATCAATGCCTTTGCCTAACCCAGTTCTATTAGATCCGCCTGCTGTTGCGGATTTCTCTATAGAACCGAATAGTTGTTTGATTTGATCAGCAGTAAGGGTAGCTTCAATAAGAGGTATGAATTCATTGTAGATGCCTTCTACAATATGGCGTTGATCTTGTGTTAGTCCATCACAGCTTTCTCTCAAGATAGCTCTTGATTCAGATAGTTGATGTTCTAATAAATGTTGTATGCGCATGATATATTTCTATATAAATCTATATGTTATTTATTGTTATCAACGAGCTTGCGCTCGTTTGCGTTATCGCTTTCGCTCAACGCATTTTTTCTTTTTAGAAAGTATTTAAGTTATGAAAACACGAAGTGTTTAAGTATTATGTAGATTGTTCAATCACACTTAACCCAAGCAAGGGTTAAGAAGCATTATGTGAGTTGCACAATACACTTAGCGTTAAAGCATTTACAGTGGCGGTTGGCCGATACCACGAGCTTAGTCTTAATTTCCAACGGTGGATTAATGTATATACGCTAACATACGCATTAACCTAAGGGTTTTTCTCCCTTCTTTTTGCCTATTTTCTCTTTTCAAACAGCAAAATCGCAGGTCTTAGTAGCGATCGTCATCCAGATGGGTAGTTGCTGAGTACCTTTGCGGCAAGGAATTCCGTCCCTGTGTACACGTAGACCAGGTTTAGAGCGCACGAACTTAGGCCTGCGCAAGCCAAAAACCGCTTTATTTTGCCTTTGATTGTTCTAAAAGACGCTGTCTAAGTATATTTGAACCGCCTACTCTGACGTTTATAATGCCATTATAGTAGTCGTCGGATTCTAAAACCCTACGTTCAAATTGCTCTCTTGCCTCTAGATATGATAGTTCTGCCTTGGATTTGCAAAGATAAATGATTTCTCTTGTGAAGTTTTCCGGACCTAATGCTTGGACGTCTGCGTTTAACCTATCAGATGAACCATAGTATTCACGCCAATCGCTTTCTACTACACTTCTTCTTTTAAGTTTTTTGCCTTTGAGTGGGGGTTTGGTGCGTTTAAACTGTGCTAGTTTCTTGCCTATGTACTTCTGTCCGGTGGTTTTATTCGTGATTATATAAACAAAGCCAATATAGCCTTCTGGTATTTCGTCTATTATTTGATTTTGATACGTCCATTGCACTCATTTAATTACCTTCGGGGGTCTGCCTAACTTGCCTTTTCTGGCTATTTTTCGTGCCTCTCGTTTTTCTTGTATTTCTACTCGCCTGTTACTTGCCTCGTTGCGTATTTCACTTAGCCAATACCTTGCCTTTATGCCTGCTTCGTCGGAATTACTGTATTCAAATCTCGTTTGCCACTTAAAATATTCCTGGAAAGCAGCAATCATTTTATCGTGGCTGTCTGTACTCATTCTATAATTTCTACGTCAGTTGAATAGCTGGTAAATCCGTTCTCTTTAATAACTTTAAGCACGTGATTTACACGACTTGTTAAATCGTCTCGATGACTAATTAAGAAAACATTCTTATTTCTCTCACGAGTCATCTTTTTAAGCACAGCTATACTAGATTCAACCCCGCTAGCATCCATACCGCTGTCTACTAGTTCGTCGATAAACAACAGATTTATAGGCTGATACAGATTTTCCCATACATCTCGGAATGCCCAGCTTAGACTTAGTATCAACCTATTGCGTTCTCCGCGACTCAGGTTGTCAAAGTCTAGGTCTTGACCTAGTTGGGTGATGATAACACTTAGATCATTCTGGAATTCTACAATATGTGGAAGACCAATTTTGTCAAGATAGTAGGTCAGTCGTTGATTTAAGAACGCCAAGTTTTGATCGATGATGCGTTTTCGTACAAAGCTATCTTTATTAGTCAATAGTTTATACAAAAATTCTTGATGATCCTTGACCTTGGTCAAGTTATTCACTGAATCCCAATCAATTTCTTGTACGGCTGTTTTCTTAAGTTCGTCGATTTGTTCGCTGTAGGGGTTTGTTTCTGCATCTTTAACAGCTAGATCTTTTTCAAGTCCGCTTACTGTATTTTTATGATCCAATGCTTCTTCTATGTTTGCATAATGTACTTTAGGACAGTTTCCTAGTTCTCCTATTAACACAATAGAATCTGTGAGAGCAGTTAATTCAGTAGACAGTTCGACTACAGCATTTTGACTATCTTGCACTTGCTGGGCCTTAGCGGTCATCATCGATTCGTGTTTGACATCGTGAATGTCTTGACCACAACTATGGCATTTGTGCTCAGTCAGCAACACCAATTCTTTTTCTAACTTTTCTAATGTGCGTTGTTCTTTTTCTATAGCTGATGTTTGTTTAGCTATTAGATTATTCACACTATCGAGTTCTTTTTTAGTTTTATTCCACTCTGTTAACAGTCGTTGGTTAGTGATTTCTTGGTCGATATCAATATCGCTGAGATAATCGATATTTTTAAGCAGATCCTCGATGGATTTTTCTTTTTGATCTTCCCAGATTTTCTTTTTACGCTCTAATGATTCGATACTCTGCTGTATGCGATCATTAGCAGCTTTGATAGTGTCTATCCTTGTGTTTTCTGTAGAAATAGAATCTTTGGAAAACTTGATTTGTTCTTTAAGAGATTCTGCTTTTTCGCTGAGCAGAGTAATACCTAACAACTGTTCGATGATATTTCGTTGATCAGTAGCCTTCATCGACAAGAAAGGTTCAGTATAGGTATTCAAAGCAACTAGATGTTTGAACATGTCGTGGCTCATACCAAATAGTTCTTCAATGGATTTCTGCGTTTCTCTGCTGTCGCCCTGGCTTTCGTCTTGATCTAAACTGCTCTGGGTCTGTCCGTTAATGCTGAATTTAAGCAGATTGGGTTTACGACCACGTTCGATATGATAGTCGACTCCGCCCTTTTCAAAGCTGACAGTACATAGCATGCCTTTGCTGTTGATCTTGTTAATGAGATTGTCTTTTTTGATATTAGTAAGTGCTTGTCCGTAAATGGCATAACTGAGACCGTTGATGATAGTAGTCTTGCCTGTACCATTGCGAGCTCCGCTGTCATCACCGCCGAGGTCTAAGTTCTCACCTAACACAAGGGTTAATTGTCCCTTATCAAAATCTATAGCCTGGGTTTGATTGCCCACGCTCATAAAATTGCGTACTGTTAAATTCTTAATTTTTATCATAGTTCTCTATAGATCTCCAACAACATACCTTTGTCATAGCTGTCGCTTTCGATGGCATTGATTTGATTCATCACGATAGTATCAACACTTTCAAAATTGATATCTATCGGAGTTAAATTTGAATCTACTTCTACTTTTTCGGGAATCAGCATTAGTTCACGAAGATTGTATTGCGGAATAAACTGTTCTTTGATAAAGTTTGCTTCTTCGAATGTAATAGGCAAGTCTATAGTAACTCGACAATGCATCTTTTCTCGAAGCAGAGCATCTGGCTTATCGATGATCTGACTAAGTTTGAAAGTTCGATATACTGGTTGATCGGTCCAAGTATGATACTCGGGTTTGCCACCCCATTCTAATATCATCATGCCTCGATCGTCATCACCGCTATCTGCATAGTTATGAGGGAAAGCATTACCGATGTAAGTGATGTTGCCTTTGCTTTGGCGTTTATGAAAGTGTCCACTAAACACATACTCTTGATTTACAAAATGATCTCCTTGCAACTGTCCGTGGTCTGGCATCTGTACCATAGCATTCATATAAAACAATGGCAATTCAAAATGTCCAAAGATGTATCTGCTTTTTAATTTAGACACTTCCTTCCACTCATCACCGATTAACCATGGCATGATTGTTACATCTCCTTCGGTCAATGTTTCTCTGATAGGTATGATGTTAGGAAACAGGCGCATAAACTCAACGGAGTTAATCTCTCGCTTGTCTTTGTAGAACAGATCGTGATTGCCTAGAATAAAATATACTTTTTCAAATGATTGGCTAAGCCGTTCTAAATTGCTGACAGTGTAATTCATAGTACTGACATCAGTGGTTGAACGATTGTGGTGCCAATCTCCAAGGAAGATCGCAGTTTCGCAACCCTGCGCTTTGGCAGTATCACAAAACCATTTTACAAAATCTTCGCAATCTTGATTATGGGTTCGGCTACCAGACTTCAATCCAAAGTGGATATCTGTAAAGCAAGCGACTTTTTTAAACAATGACATAGTATCTCCTATTATTAGTATACAGGTTTAAAGATGCAATGTCAACTATTCATTGTCTTCAATCGTAGGAGTAGCCGAAATAGTAGCACCACCGCCTCCAGGGCCGCTGTTCTGTCTTGACCAAGATGGATTCATGCCGTTCATTTCGAGAATGTCGTCTCGAATGTTTTGATTGCGCTTCTCAATATTAATAATTCTAACAAATGAATTAGTGACAGCAGCAGTATAGTAAGCAAACGGATTATCGGATTTACTCTCATCGAATTGTAAACCAATTTGAGTAAGCTGTAAAATTGCCTGCCCTCGCATTTCGTCGTTGTAAGTATAACCACGGACGTTGCCTCTAGTGGCATATCGCTCACACAACTTGATAAACATACGGGCTAGATTATTAGTCATCTGACCGTGCTCTTTGTTAAATGTGCCAGTATGTAAGTCGCCTTTCCAATGGCTTTTTCCAACCAGAATTAAATTATCGTTGTCGTCAAACTTCCAATGTTGGAAAGGAGGAAAGTTTACTTTGTCGTGGCTGTCAGCAGTATTTTTTAGAGTCTTCTTGCGACCAGGAGCCAACGGAATATGTTCAAAAGTCATTACACGGAAAACCACATCAACTTTATTGATTTTTTTATAATCTATTTCAAACTCTTTGGCACTTAGTTTTTTGCCTCCAGCAATAACAGCGGCTTCGTGTGCTTTTTTTGACAGCTTAGATGCTCGGTTTCGTTTGGCTTCTGCGATGGTTCTTATATTGATCTTTTCTAAGTTTGGGATTATTAGATCATAATCTGAATATTCGGGCTGCGAAAAAGTGCAGTAGGTATTTTTGCTTAGGTGTATTTCTTTGAGTAGATCTTTGTTTGTTAGATACTTTATCTTAGGTATTGTTGTAATTGTCATTAGTTAAGGTTCTCCTATTACTTAATATAATAGCACATTTTGTCAAGAATAAATAGACTAAACGGAGAAATAAACACAATGAGTTTGCCAATCAACCCCATCGCTGCTCTAGTAGCCAAGGTATCGGAAGGCCTCACAGCGGCTACAAATGCTGGCAAAGCTGCGTTGCCTTCGATCGCTACCGCTGTAGAAAAAGCAGAGCTAGACAAAAAAATTGCGTTTCGTGCAGGCGAAATCGGAACTAATTCTAGCCCGTTCTCTCTCGGAGCAGGTAATGCTACTACACTTAGTGGATTAGGAAATCAGATACAATCTAGAGTCGGTGGAGCAGTAAGCAGTCTTCGTACGCTAGCGGGATCTACGAGTAATATCACTGCCGACATTTCGGGTAGTCTAAATAAATTAGCGGGTGGTAATCTCGCAACGGGTCTTCAAAGTTTAGCTGGTAATATATCAAGAGGTGCTGGTATGTTGAACAACATACTTAGCCTTACTAGAGGAGCCAATCTTCCGTCGGGAGGGGAATTGTTTTTAAAACAAGGAGCTCCTGCAATAAAATTAACATCAAATTATCAAGACGATTGGAGAGTGAGAATAAACACCAACTGGGCTATTTTTAATAATTCGATCTTTAAGAAATTAGAAAACTCAGGAGGTGTTGTCTGGCCCTATAATCCCAACATCACAGTTAGCACAAAAGCAAACTATACAGCAGTTGATCCAGTACATTCTAACTATCCTTTTGCTGCTTATAAAAACAGTGCTGTAGATGATATCCAGATTTCAGGAGAGTTCAGTTGTGAAACCGAAGCGGATGCAGCTTACTGGAT